GTTGACGGCAAACAGGCCACGGTACGCATTGAGGGTGTTTATGGTTTCATTCCAACACCGATCCAGGTCACTCAGGCAACATTGATTCAAGCGAGCAGAATTTTTAAACGCCTTGACAGTCCATTAGGTGTTGCAGGTTTCGGTGACATGGGTGCAATCAGGGTCGGCAAAGTTGACCCTGACGTTGCCATGCTGATCCGCCCATTCAAAAAGATTGCAGCCAGCTAGTGGCAGCGATAAGCGACCTGCGTTCAGGCATCGCCACCAACCTTGCAACCATTACAGGGCTGCGTACTGCTGCCACTGTCCCTGATCAAATCAGTCCACCTATTGCAGTAGTAATGCCGTCAACCATCAACTATGACACGGCATTTGCACGCAGCGGTGGTGACGAGTTTGAATTCATAGTCATGGTGATTGTTGGGCGTGTTGATGAACGTTCTGCACAAAACACTCTTGACTCTTACTGCTCTGGCACTGGAAGCAAAAGCATTAAAGCTGCCATTGAATCTAGTAGAACTCTCGGCGGAAAAGCATTTGACTGTCGAGTAACAACCCTGCGCTCATATAACCAAATCAGCATTGCTGATGTCACCTACCTCGCGGCTGAATTTGTCGTGCAGGTTTACGCATAAGGAGAGCCAAAACATGGCCAAGTTCGTAGTTAAAGATCCCGTGGTGGTTTTCGCTGGCGGAACCATTTCGGCAAACGTTGCCCAGGCAACAATCGCATTACAGGCAGATGATGTTGAAGTCACCAACTTTTCGGGAGCAGGGTGGCGTGAGCGCATCGGCGGTTTGAAATCAGGAACATTCAGCATGGAGTTGCATCAAGACTTTGGTGCAGGTTCCATTGACAGCACGTTCTTCTCCAACCTTGGTGGAACGGTTGCTGTCAGTGTTGTTCCTGGTGGAACGGCAGCAATTGGAACAGCGAACCCTTCCTATTCGTTCGACGTTCTTGTCACCGAATACAGCCCAATGGATTCAGCAGTTGGCGACCTCGCAACATTCTCCGTGTCCCTCCCCATCACTGGTGAAGTAACACGCGGAACTGGCGCGTAATAACAGCAACATAACCCTGCGCCCCAATCATGGGGTGTCCTGCAACATCAATGATTGGAGCATCGAAATGAAAATGAAACTCAAAGTGAAGCTTGATGACGGGTCAGCCATTCCAGTAACTATTGGGATGGCTGACCTAGTCGCCCTTGAACGTGAAACAAACAAATCAGTTCAAGAGTATTTCCAAAACTGGAACGTTAGTGACACCTGCTTTCTCGCGTGGCACGCGATTCAAAGGAAAGACAAAGCAACACCAGAGTTTGACGCATGGCTTGATGGCGTTGACGAAATAACCACAGACGACATTGAGGCGGAACCTGTCCCTTTGGAGAGCAGTCCTACCACTTCCAATTAGCGCACATTGCTTACGAGTGGGGGATCTCCCCGAATGAACTACTGCAACATGATGAACGATGGATTGTCACCATGAAAAGGTATTTAAGGTGGCGCAACGTGCAGGAACGTAAAGCACAAAGGGGTCACTGATGCAGGTTAAAGTTGAAGGCGCAGCCGCAAAGATTGATGCCATTTTTCGTTTTGATAAAGCAATATGGAAAGGCATTCAAAAAGGTGTCAAGGATGCGGCTGAGTCTGTCGCAGCTGACGCACGCGGCAGGGTTCCCTCAATTGCCGTGCATTCCTTCCACAGCCCTGGTTGGGGTAAATGGACTGCTACAGGTTCGCGTGGTGGTGTTGACTCGTCAGGCAGAAACCTTGGCTTTGATCAAGGTGAGATTCGTAAAAGTATTAAGCCACGGTTCCGTTCACGGTACAAGTCAGGGTTCCGTGAAGTTCAAGGTCAAGCAATTGTCAACTCACCAGCAGGCGCTATTTACATGTTGGCTGGGTCGCAAAACAAGGCAAAGAATAAGTTCAATCAAGAAGTCAATACTCAGCACGGTAAAAACGTGTGGCCTCGTGCGATGACGCCTGCCTATTACGCAAAAGGCCCACAGGCGCGTAAAGACATCGGCGACCTTATTGAACGTGCCATTCAACAAGTTAATCAATCCTAGGAGACACTGTGGCTAAATCAACGCCCATCAATGTTTCCATTCGTGGAGATTACAACGACAAAGACATTAACCGTGCAATCAATGATCTGAAAAGACTTGAAGCCTCGGGCAAAACAATGTCAGCGAAAATGGGTGCCGTTGGTGCATCAATGGCTGACGTTGGCAAAAAGATGACCCTAGGTTTGACCTTGCCCATTGTTGGTGTCGGTGTCGCGGCAACCAAAATGTTCATGGATTTTGAAACATCCATGTCAAAAATCACGGCGCTTGTTGGACTGTCAACGGCTGAAGTTGCTGGGATGGAGAAAGGTGTCCTGAAACTTTCAGGGCAGACAGGAAAGTCGGCTGGTGAACTTGCTGACGCGCTTTTTGTCGTGACATCGGCAGGCTTGCGCGGATCAGATGCAATGAATGCTTTAGAGTCAGCAGCCAAAGCAGGCGCCGCTGGTCTAGGTGAAACTAACGACATTGCTCGCGCCGTTGCAGGTTCGGTGAATGCTTACGGCAGCAGTGTGCTGGATGCAGCCACGGCAACGGATGTGATTGTTGCCACGGCTCGCGCAGGTAACTTTGAAACTTCACAGTTCGCTGCCGCTCTTGGTCGAGTGTTGCCGTTCTCAAAGCAGGTTGGTGCTTCCCTGCAAGATACGGGTGGCGCTGTCGCGCTGCTCACCAGGACTAATGGTGATGCTGCACAATCAGTAACGCAGCTTTCCGCTTTGATGCGTGCCTTTGTTGTGCCAACTGAGCAGACAAACAAGGTACTGCAGCAGGCTGGGCTGAGCGCTGAAGATATGCGCAAAGCAATCGCTGATAAAGGTTTGCCTGCTGCTTTGACAATGCTTGATCAGAAACTTGGCGGCAACCGTGAAATGTTAGGCCGCTTGATTGGTTCAAGCGAAGGCGCTTCAGCGGCGTTCCAAATCCTTGATGCTGATGCTCAAACAATCACTGACACTTTCGGTGTTGTTAATGATGCCACAGGGATGACTGAGGAAGCGTTCAACATTGTTGCTGAAACTTCCGCATTCAAATTGCAGAAATCTTTTGAATCGTTAAAGAATTCGTTGATTGAATTCGGCGGCATCATTGCACCTTTTGTTGAATCATTCGCTAGTGGTTTAACATCCGTGGCTAATTTTTTCAGCAGCCTTCCGGGGCCTGTGAAGAATTTTGCTGTTGCCCTGGGTGCATTAGTCGCTGCTGCTGGCCCAGTGATTCTTATTGCTGGAAAAATTATGACGGCGTGGGCTTCCACCGTGGCTGGTATGAGCAAGGCGAACGCTTTCCTTGTGCGTAACTTTGGTGCCACTTTCACTTCAATAAAAGTTGGCGCGTCTAGTGCCGTCATGCAAATCAAAACTTCAATGATCGCTGCTCAAACCCAAATGGGTGCGTTGGCTGCTGGGGCGAAAACTGCTGGAACTATAACAGATCGGAAGAGCGTCGTGTAGGGAAAGAGTGTAGATCTCGG